GGAACATTTACTTTCTGATAAAGCTCTAGGTGTACCTCTGTCGAGTCTGAAACAGTCCTGTGCGTCCAAACGTAAGGCCGACTGGAAAGAACGTCGTGCTCTGTATCAATATCTTCATAATCAGGAGGTTGACTTGTTAGAGTTCTTGCGGTCTGTGGACGAGAACGGAATCGATGAAGAATATCTCACTATTGGTGTGACCCCGAAAGAGAGAGAGTTGAAGACTAAGCCTCGACTATTCTCACTCCTCACCAGCCCATTGAAATATTATTTTGGTTCTTCCGAGTATTTGCTCGGGAAGAATGTCCTTCCTTATTTCCCGGAGATCACCATGACAGACTCCTTACAAGATGTAACAAAGAAAGTACGAGGGATGACTCGACAAATGGGTAGCCAAAGTGAGAAGATGACCATCATCCTGAATCTTGACTTCGAAAAATGGAACCTACAAATGAGGAACGCTAAAACACGAGAAATCTTCGCACGGTTAGATGAGCTGTTCGGGTTCGGCCAAGTGTATAGTCGTACTCACGACATATTCAAGTCTTGTTTGTTCTATTGTTATGATGGGTTTAACTGGCCAGAAGTGGTCAATAACCAAGTTGTTTTGGGGGATCTCGCCTGGAGGAATCAAGAAGGAGGTGTCGAAGGTCTTCGCCAGAAAGGCTGGACCATCATCACGGTGTGTGCAGTGATGGCCGTATGTGAGTCAGAAGGTGTGTCGTTCTCATTGATCGGGCAAGGGGACAACCAAGTGCTAGCTTTCCATTTTGATGTCATCGATGTGGACCCACTCACGTCGAAACCTAGTGTGGCGGAGTGTGCCAGGATCCGAGCTTCGTTTGCCTCGTTGAAGGAGAAATTGTATTTGTTTATGAAAGATTTCGGTCTACCCATAAAGACCGCAGAGTCATGGTCGTCTTCCCGAGTGTTGACGTACGGCAAGAGTCCTTATGTGGAGGGAGTGGCAAAGCCAATGTCCCTTAAGCGGATTGCTAGGATGTTATTAGGAGGCAACGATGGCATGCAATCAATTTACACCACCGTGGCGGGTATCTTTGCGAATGGTCAGGCTGCAGCAGCGAGTGATTACACTTTTGAATTGCCTTATTACATGAGCTACACAGAGGCCAGTCGTTGTCTTAAGAAGTTGATTAAATGGCACCCATTACTGGGAGGCACCATGCTTGATACCAGGTAT